ATTACCTATGCTTAATTTTGTAAAAATAGCTGAACAGCTCAAACAAGGTGAGGCAAAGGTTTCTGAATAAACTATAAAATAAAAAAAGACCGCTCACAGCTGGCACTATGAGCGGTCAAGTAGGAATAAAAAGTGTTCAGTTTTTTCACTCCTAACAAAATTATATAATATATTATCATATTATGTCAATATAAGGAGTGAAATTTATGTCGTTGAAAACAATAAAAAAGACAATTTATTTTTTCAAAACTGTCCCAAAGTGTACCCTTTTTGCAGATGGTGATAGTGATACTGATGTATTACGAAAAATGTTTTCAAAAAGATTTCCAAAAACAGGGGTATATAAATCACGTGATGATCAATATGGAATTGAAATACTTTCATTTGATGACAATTACATATTTGGGACTTTTCTTAAAAAAGATGATTCAACAAATAAATTTATGAAATTAACACTTGTAAAAAATGATACACCTGAAGAAATAGATTTTAATAGTCAAAAAGTAATATTTGAATATTACTCGTTCTTCTATGTCGATTTAAACAAGTGTATGACTTCAATAATATCTAATAAACAATCAGGAAAATTTACTGATATTATCAATCAATTTCTCTTTGAGGAAAATTATCACATTTACTTTTTTCCGTATACTGTAGATTCCATAGATGACGCTATTAAAAAGTTTTCAAAAGTAAAGGCTATTGAGGCGGCATATAATCCTGCCGAATCAGAGCGCACTTTTAAAAATATGCAACAATATAATGAGGATAATTCTATTGAAGTAAGTAAATTAGAATTTAAAATAAAAATTAAACATACCGGTGCAAATTTTCCAGATGTTTTGAAACAAATATCTGCAGAAAGTGAGAAATACAAAAAATACAAGATTGTAGGAGATTCACAGGACGGCATCGAACAGGTCTTTGATATTTTAGAAAAGGTGCTTTATAGAAGTGCTCAAATTGAAATAGATGGCAGCCCTACAGAAAATATAGGTTTTATTAAAAAAACATTTGAAAAAGAAATCCAATTACTTTATAATCAAACAAACAGCTAAGTTAGGTTACAAAGAATTTTTGATTATAAGGTTATATAGATAATACATTGCCGCTAGCACTTCAAGACTACCTGCTATAAAGCCATACATTCCAATATAATTCATAGCAGTTGTATCGCAAATCCAAGATATAATAGGTATCATAAAGAATATTGTTCCAAATAAAATAATTTTCATAAATATTTTATGATGACCATATTTTATAAACCAACTTTTGAATTTACTATCAGAAGGTAGCGCTAAATATACGGTTGCCGCTGTTAGTAAAAATCCTACAAAAGTACCCGAAATTCCAGCTAAATTACTTGCATTTGAATTATTAGTAAAGAATTTTTCTATGAAACAAAATTTCATATCACAGAAAATAACAACAATTATAGGAGATAAAACTGAAACATAAATATATTTAAATACTACTATGTTAAATATATTTTTTAATTTTTTCACACAACTCACCCCCTATTCTTATTATAATGATTTTCATCTGTTTGTATATACGATTCAAATAAAAATCACGAAAAAAGGAGTGTAAACAATGGCTTTTGGTGATAATTTAAAAAGGCTCAGAACCAATAAAGAATTCACTCAAGAATATTTGGGCAAGGTATTATGCCTTAGCCGCACAACGATTTCTAATTATGAAAAAGGTAAAATGCAACCGTCAATTGAAACTTTGATTAAATTATCAGAAATATTCAATGTCACAGTTGATGAGTTGATAAAGCAATAAAAATCCGCCCTGCTCGACTGGTCCTCGAACAGAGCGGAATCATCCACACAGGGTGCAGATGATGCAGTTTAATGCAAAATAATTGTATCACACTCCCCTGAATTTTTCAAGTTTTGAATATCAGGGGATTTTTGCACCCTTTTTTAAGCAAAAGGAGTGTATAAAATGAAACTGCCTAACGGCTACGGCTCTGTTTATAAGCTGAGCGGAAACAGGCGCAATCCGTGGGTTGCCTGCGTGACAATAGGATACAACAAAGAAACACGCAATCAGGAACGCAGGGTTATTGGCTACTTTCCCAACAAGCCGAAAGCTCTGAACGCTCTTGCTGATTACAATCAAAACCCGTTTGATGTTGATTCGGCAAGACGCACTTTTTCAGAAATTTATGAACTTTGGTACAAGGAGTTCATCACCGAAGACACAAATCCGAACACCAAAAGACAGTATAATGCGGCATACAAACAATGCTCAATGTTATACAATCGCAAGATGTCCGATATAAAAATCATTGATATGCAACGAGTTCTCGACAACTGCAACAACGGTTATCAATCGGTTAGGCGAATTAAAATTCTGTTGAACAAAATCTACGAATACTGCATATTTCACGATATGCTCCATAACAATCTTGCAGAAAAATTGAAAATCAATGCAAAGTCAGATGAAACAAAACGAGCACGCAGGGAGTTTTCGGAAAGCGAAATAAATCTTTTGTGGGAATATTCAAATCTTGATTCGGTAAAAATAGTGCTTATGCTGATTTATTCGGGAGTGCGTGTGTCTGAACTTCTCAATCTGAAAATTTCAAATGTAAACCTTGACGAACAGACTTTCTTTGTTGAAAGTTCAAAGACCGATTCAGGTGTACGAACCGTGCCTATAGCAGATAAAGTACTGCCGTTTTGGCAGAAGTTCATCAGCGATTCTCAATGTGGATATGTTCTGAATAACACCAATGGCAAGCCGCTGAAATACGATAACTTTAAACGCAACTACTGGACACCTCTGCAAAACGATTTAGGTTTAGACCACACCATACACGAAACAAGACACACCTGCATTTCAATGCTTGTATCGGCAAATGTGAACCACACAATCATCAAAAAAATAGTCGGTCACAAGTCGAAAATGGACTTGACCGAAAAGGTTTACACCCACATAAACCAAAAAGAATTAGTGAATGCAATCAACAAAATATAGTCTTATATTATCCTGAATTGTTCATAATTATGTTCCGTAGCTTACATATAGCTAACAAAATCCCCCATTTTCACCATTCCAATGCCCCTTGCAAGTTACCTGCACCAACAGCCGTTTCTTATGCAGGGACGGCTGTTTTGTACCACATTTTCGGTCTGTTTTATGGTGACTTTCAAAATATTTGAATTAATTTTGAATAAAAAACGAAAATTATGTTGACAAATCCGAAAATATGGTATATAATAATCAAGCTGTCGTTGTTAAACAACATTTCGAGGTGTAGCTCAGTTTGGTAGAGTGCTTGGTTTGGGACCAAGATGCCGCAGGTTCAAGTCCTGTCACCTCGACCATAGAAAAAACCGCATTAGAAAGCCATTTTTAAGCTTTTTAGTGCGGTTATTTTTTGCCTTTTATCTGCTAAAATACGCTAAAATACAAGAAAAACGGTTAAAAATGTTAGGCAAATGCAAGGCAGAAAAAGTTGTGATATTCACCTCACCTTTAATTCGTAAACTGTATCCGTGAGCTTGAAAGGATTGCAGAAGACAACAATAACAAATAACAAATTCCCCTCACACTGTCATTGAAGATAGGTGAGGGGGATTTTTTTGCAATTATGTGTTTGTCAAGACATTAAAAATGTCCTTTAGGTTTTAATCAGCCAAGTGCTTTTTTAGCGTTGGCGATTTTGCTGTCTTTTGCTCTGATACCGTCATTGATGAGATGATAGATAGCATTGATTGTCTTCTCGCCGACAATGCCGTCAACCGTGACCTTACCTGCCCTCTGTGCCTCTTTAACAGCCTTTAAAGTGCCGTCACCAAAACCATTCGAGTTATCGACTTTTGTTTTGATGATTTTCATGTTGTACAAAGTAATTAACTGTTTCTTAAATGCAAGTGTCGCTGTATTGTGTGAGCCGTATTTAATCATTTCCTCATTCTCCTTATTTGATGTTTTACCGCCGAGCTGTGCGTTTACTTCGTCTGCAAGATTGCCGAGCCTGTTATAGAGCCAGTCACCAGGGCAAGATTTATTTGCAAACCACCTATGTACAGTCAAGACCATTTCGCCCGACTTCGGCGAATAATTTAAAGTCTTGTCCTCGTTACCAAACCAAAGCAGTTTAGTCTTGCCGTTACGCTTGCAAATGTCAACGCAAAGTGCAATAAGTTTGTTGTACACTTTACTGTTCATGGTGTACGGAGCTACTGTGTCGCTTGCACATTCGATTGTAACTGCACGCTGGTCATTGGCATTGCTTGACGAACACCAAGAACGATTACCTTCATCAACGCAAAGCAACACTCTGCCGTCATAGCCGATTCCGTAGTTACAGCTTGCCTCACAAGCTGTGTTCATAAAGATGTTGCCGAGGGTTTCGACACTGCACTGACCTACTACACAATGCGGAGTAATACGGTCGATACTGTGTGTGCGTTTACCGCTGTGGTTTGGGCTTAATTTTGTGTAATTAACAAGTTTTGAATTACTCATAATTATTCCTCACTTTCGCAAATAATTTTTTTGTTTTCAAACTTTTTGTATGCGTCAAGATACATTTCGTTTTTATCGCCGTTGTAGGTGCATTCGTAATACATCCCGTCGTGTAATGTTGTGCTGATAAGGCATTTATGGTTTTGCAAAGTTTTACACGACCACACTACAAAAGTGTCAAAATCAGGTGTATCATCTGACTTATCTAAGTGATTTAACACATACTTGTTTACCTCTGATACTGCAAGTTTAATAAAATTTGCATTTGTCATAATCATTCCTCGCTTTCGTCTGTTTTGTTATATTTATAAGCTGACAAGCCGAGCAGAGCGCCTAAGAAGGTGTCAACGGCTGTGATAGTGCCTACAATCTGTTCGCCGTATGGCAAGCCCCAAATGCCTGCTACGGCAAAGTAAAGTGTACCGATTGCAGGCAGTACGATAAGAGCAATGTATTTAAGTACATCATAGATTTTGTTTGTCATTTTCATTATTATCATCCTTTCAATTTAAATCTTCCGCCGAATGTGCCGACTGGTTGAGGTACTTATCAATCTTATTGATAGCCTCGGTAACTCTGCCGTTACAACCCTGCTGTTTCAGACCATCAAGACACGCACGGAGTGCATACATTGTCAAGGTCTGCTCACCTTTGATTTTTTTGATTTCAGCGTTCTGCTTTTTGTTGTTTTCGATAAATTTAAAAACACCAAATACAACACCGCCAATTAAAGCTAACGCAGATATGATTTCTGCAAGCTGTACAATATCAATCTTCATCGCTTACATCTCACTTTCGACAGGCTCGTCAACGGTTGGATTGTCGCCCCAAACTGCCATGACGGCATTGTCATATTCATCAGACAGCACCGTTTTGAGCTGTTCTCTGCCCGATTTGCTGTTCATGTATGCGTTGCGGATGTTTCCGCCAACCTGCATTTCTTCACCGTTGAAGGTCAAAAACTGCTGTCTGAGTACCGAAACGCTGTCCTTTGTGAGCATATCAAGTGTGATTTTTTCTTTAAGTTCCATTTTTCATACCTCCGTTATTTAATTTTGTACAAGCAAATCACATTAATTTGCTCGCCGTCTGCAAATGTGTAAGCCGTCTTATCCTGAGTCGAAAGCTGTAGCCAAGTGTTATTTTTCGGAATGGCAAATTTAAAGAGCTTGCCAAGGTTTGAAATACCGACACAAAAAACATTGTCCTCGGAAATACATTTGTACGGCAAATCAATCAGCAGACACATGCTATTGCCGCCAAGAGATACTGCGTTCATTTTGACCGTTGCACTGACGATTACGATGTCACCAATCGTCTTATATGTACAGTTTGCACTTTTGATTTTATCGGTGACGGTTGAATACGGTGTGAGTGTTGATGTACCACTTTCAATATTTGACGAATCGTATTTAGTCGCCAAGGCGGCTTTATCTGCTTTTGCAAGCAGAGCGTTGTAAACTGCTCCGCTTGTGAGGTAACACGGGCTATTATTTTTTGGTTCGCTGTCGAACGGCATTGAATTGAGCTTTTGGGCAAGTTTTTGGTCTGTTCTTTCCTTCGTATATGCGTCCGTAATTCCGTACCCTGCAAGCGTTGTCGATTTATTGGCTTTACTTGCAAGATTTGCGTCGGTCGTATCAAGCCTTGCTCCAAGCGAATTATGGCTGCCTCTTGCATTTTCGACTTCTTTTGTGATTTCTGCAATAGCGCTTGCTCCCGGGAAGGCTTTGCTATCATCGTTGATTACGCTTTTTCCTACACGCAAACAAACGGTTTCAGCGGTTATGATTTCATCGCCTTCTGTAAGCACAATATCCATTTTACAAATGCCTGACAAAGCAAGCATTGCGTCCGTAAGCGTAACTGTGACTACATTATTTTCGGTGTCAACGACTGCGGCAACGCTGTCCGCAACGATTACATCGTCAACCGTAGCATTGACTTTAGCTGACATTGTAGAGGCAAGGTTAACAGTTTCGCCGTTGACGGTGAACGCAAAATCAATAATGCGTGAGCCCTTATCGCCCTGTCTGACTTCTAAAATTTCGTAATTCTTACAGCTGTTGATTTCGAGTGTCATTTTTGTATGATTAATGTTCAAATTTTTTCACCTCATTTAACTATATAATCAGATAACTTTGACTTCGCTGTGCCGAGTTCGAGACTGTTCCACCGTTCAAGCACAAAATCATAGTCTGTTTTAATTATTTTTGCTTGCAAGCTATCGTTTTCAGTATCGACATACACCGTATCACATAAATGCAGTCCAAGCATTTCATTAAGTGTAGGCGGATAGTCAACCTTTACATTAAGCGTAGGCGCTCCGTTTGTATTTACAAGTTGTCCTCTTAGAACCTGTGCTTGAATATTTAGCTTTTGAATCAAGAAATCTTTGTTCTCACCTGTATGGGCATTGAAGTTCCAGTAACCCGTTTCATCGCCAATGTAGACCGAGCCTCCGTCCGAAACATCAACCGTTTTCACCTTAGTTAGCTTAGATTTATGGGTTTTGAGTTCTTGCGGTTGTGAGCAGAGGATGACGTTCTTGTCGCTATATGTATCATGGCAAGTGGCATACGCTGCAACATGGGAACAGATATCGTCTGAATTAAGCGTTTGCGTAAGACTGCTGATGTTACTGCCCCAGCGCAAATGGCAGTCTGTAACCACCCCACGGTTTTTTAGCAACGATACATTAAAGTTGTTGTATTTATATTCACCGCCGAAAACATCAACAAGTGAGCCGTCAGCTCCGCCCATAAAATCACCAAGAGTACAAGGCGTGCAAAATCCAAGCGTCATAGATGATTTCGTGGTAATATCTGACGAAAAAACAAAATAATGCTCCCACAAAGTCATTTGCGTTTGAAGCCCTTCAGGGCGCCCTGTGCAAAGCAAATACCACCATTCCTTTGGAGTGTGCACTACATCAGTTTGGTTAGAAGTTTCGACCAAAAAGTTGTTGTACAAATTGTGCTTGATGTGCTTTGCTTTAACCGTAATTGATTTTTTGTCTTTGTACTGCAAATCGTAAATTTCAAAATACTGCGGTTCATCGGTTGGGTTTGGTTTTGCTTTAACGAAATACTGAGTGTCGAGCAAATCAGCACATCTGTCCGTTGTTGATAGTTCCATTTCGAGCAGATAATCACCGTTTCGTTCCTCGGTAACTTTACCGCTGATTATTTCCGTAATCCGTCCGAGCAGGTTAAATCCACTTGGGCTGATTGTTTTAAAATCTGATTTATACAACAAAGGAAACATTTTTATAATCTCCTCCAGTTCGGTCTTATTGACAGCAGTGCGTTTTTATATGCCGTTACAACAATTTGATTGTCTCCGACCTTTAATTTAGGAGGTATAGTGCCGTCAACAAAATTAGTTGTACCGTCTGATTTGTAAGCTATATACTGCATGGTTTCGCCGTCAAGCATGGCATAATCATAACCGCCTGGGCATTTCAAATTGAACGATTCGCCGTTTATGCTAACTTTAGCAATAGCTGTAGTACCACCACTAACATTCGTGTTAGTTATGATGATAGTAGGCAAGGATTCATATTGTTCAGGATTGTGCAAGGAAACCGATTTATTAACTTCAAAATCAATAGTCCGTTGTCCAAGCTCTGAATACCACCACGGCTTGCGGTTGAATTTGATTTTTGTTGTAAGTAATGTTGGGAGTTCACGAACAATATCGTTAGTATTTGATATGTAAGCCTCGGTGAAATATCCGGGGTTATAAGTATCCTTGTACTTTTGGTAGCCACGATTTAAGGTCAGCCATTCAATTACGGCCCTCGCAAGGTGCTTTGCTGACAGTTCGGATAAATACGGCAAAAAGCAGATTTCACGCTCAAATTCAACATTTTGCCATCTGCCGTTGTCGAGCAAAACATCACCGTCTCTGCATGGGATTTCAACCGTTGAAACATCTCTAACGGGGATTTCGTGCTGTGGCGCTTTTGTGATACGGCCACCGAAATACGATAACCATTTACCTCCAAAATAAAAGTTATGCATACGCTTTCTGCCTCCTTGTTATCTCATCGGCAAGCCTGTTGCTGATATCATCAACAAAACTTTCGATATCCATTTCGTTGTTGATAGCAACTGAGGGTATGTTAATACTTATGTTATTAACTATGTTCGTTGAATCCTCTTCAAAAACCGAGCTTCTGCTCTCTCGTTTTGCTTTTCTGTAATCCTCAGCCTCTTGAGCTGTGAGAACTGCCTCGCCAGCGTCAAGATAGGCGGCATATTTATCGTGGGGAACATAGTCAATGCCTGCCCTGAATCGTGGCAATGTAACTTCGGGAATCGGGTCAATCTCCCAGCCAATCATTGATGTTGCCCAGTCAATGCCTGAAAGTAGTCCGTTAATAATGCCGATTACGCCATTGATTATGTTTTCAACAATTGTTGGCAAGATATTGAATACATTTTTAAAAATTTGAACAACACCGTTCCAAGCCTCTTCCCAGTTGCCACTGAAAACACCTTTTATAAATTTAACAACTCCCTCGAACGCTCCTGTGAGTGGTTTGAGTAAGTTTTTTACACTCTCAATTGCATTGCCCAAAACATTGCTGAAAATTTGAGCTAACCATTCGATAATCGGTACAAGCGCAGGAATAAGCGTTTCAAGCATTTCGCCGAGCAAGTCTAAAACAGGACGGAGTGCATCGAAAACCTGTGAGATGACAGGCGATAACTGCTCGAAAACAGGCTGTAAAGTTTCAACGATGGTGTTGCAGAGCTCGCTGATAATCGGGATAAGAGGCGCTAAAAGGTCATTGAGAAATGTCGCTAAATCCTCAATAATTGGTGTCAGAGCCGCTAAAAGACCGTTGAGCAATACGCTGGCAAGCTGAATAAACATCTCGATTACAGGCATTAAAAGTTCTACAAGTGTACTGAATAACGGCATGATAGCTTGGATTATTTGCATGAAATACGGAAGTAAATCCTGTATAATTTGCAGTAAAGGCGGAAATAACTGTTCGACAATCTGTACAATGAGAGGGGCTAACTGCTCCATAAGCTGAGCAATAAACGGTAGTAACTCCTCAATTAACGGCATTATCTGCTCAAGCATTGACACAATTATCGGAGCTATCTCTTCGCAAATGTTGATTAAAACGGGGGCAAGGTTGTTTGCCACGCTCTCAATCAATGGTGAGAGCTGTTCGAGGAGTTTACCACCAAGACCGATAAGAGAGTTAAGGACAGGCTCAGCGACAGCACCAATCTGAGCCATAGTGTCGGATAACTGCTGATGTGCCCTGTTAGATTCCATTACATCGCCGTTTGTTTTCTTATACTGAGCAGAGGCATCCGAATACAGCGATGTGAGCGTGGATGTGATTAACTGCTGTCGCTCTTGCTCCGAAGAGCATTTTGCAAGTTTTTCATTAAAAGCATCCTCAGACACACCCATCCAGTTAAGAGCATCAGCAAGCGGACCTGTTACCTGTCCGACTTTTGCGGTTTCGTTCGCCGCCTCCGTCAACCCCTCAATAGGCAAGGAATCACCGAATTGACCGTAAACACCTGTGCAGATTTCTGTCCAAGATTGCAAATCTTTGGTTGAATTACAAAGCAAAGAAAGGTGGTTTGCGGCTTCTGTCGCTTGTCCGCTGTCACCTACTACGGCATAGAGGTCGGAATATGTTTGCTTTGCGTCTGCCGCTGAGAATTTGTTGGTGGTGAAAGCTGTGTCGAGTTTACCCATTTCGGTGCGGTATTCTCGGGTGCTCTCTGCGACAGAGGACAATGCTCCTACGCCTGCCGCCGCTCCACCCACAAGAGCAGTTCCCCATTTAGCGGCTGTTTTTATTCCGTTACCAAGGGTTGAAGCAACGCCCTTACTTTTTTTCTCGGTCTCTGCAATGGATTTGTTTGCTTCATCGTTATTTACGAATATAGAACCGAATAACTTAAATACTTCAACAGCCATTATTAGCTACACCTCCTCCCACTTGTAGTTATCAAGATAGTTTTCGACCTTTTTTTCGATTTCTTCCGTATTGACCGTATCAACAATGTTTTCAGACCGTGTCGAGCCTGTTGCCTTGTTAACGAAATCCGTGTACAACAAGCCTGTGAAATTTCCTACAACAGTCAAAATATAGGCTTTATAAAGCAATTCGTCGTTACGGTCATTTATAGCATTTTTGATAATCTCGACAGCATCTGAAAAAGACAGCTCATGCAGTATGGCAGTGTTGCCACAACAATACTGCACGAGCATTCCATATGTTCTTACTTCAAGGCTGAGAGCGAGGTAAAAAAACTCTTAATATCGTTCTCCCTGATGATTGTCTTTACATTGTCAAGAACCTCGGGGATACTTAATTTACTTACATCATCAGCAGTAATGTCGCCTCTGATGTCGGCAAGCAATGAATAAAATTCCTGTTCTGTTTCTTTGGTTGCCAAAGAAGTCAACAGAGTAATCACAAATTCAAGACCGACCGCTTCGGTGTTGACCGTTTCATCTTTGCTGTTATTTTTGACAGCAATGCGATTTGCAAAGTCTGCAATTTCCTCTTTGATGTCTGCTTTTTTGATAATGCGAGCAAGAGTAAATGCGTCTTTAATGCTTAATTTTCTCATAATTATGCCTCCGTTGCTTCCGTTGTTTCTGTTGGTCTAAAAATTTTAAACGGTGGTTTGATTTCGTCCTCTGAATCGTAAACTTCGGGTGAAAGGTTACCATAGAACTGAACTTCTTCCTTACCGTTGTCTTTATCAGCGATTGTAAGAGTAAGACCGTTTTCGTTAAAGCCGTTGAATACCTGAATAATACACGGCTTATCCTCTCCGAGGAGACAGCCTACCCAAGTGATGTTCTGAATGTAGTCACTGTCAAGAATAACATCTCTACCTGTGATTACATCGTAGCCTGCGACCTTTTCGTCTGTACCTTTGTCGGCAATTCCAAGACCGTAAATGAAGTTCTGAGTAGTCATTTCGGCAAGGGTTGCTTTGATGTAAACTTCCCAACCGTCAACTACGGTGTCGTCTTTGGTACGGGTTTTTACTCCGTCAAATTCAAGACGGCGGAGTGTTGGCTTTGCCGAAAATTCACCGCCTTTGATTGTTACACCAAGACATTTGCCTGCCTTTTTGGCGCTTGCATATGTGTCAGTAGCAGGATCGTAGTTGACAAAAAACGCACCTGCGTCAAGTAACATACGGTCAGCCGTCTTATTGCTGTAACCGCTGTACGGTTTAATCTTTCGTGGCTTAACTGTTGCCATTTTAATCATCCTCTCTTTCGTAAACTCTCAATTCAAGGGTTGTCATTATTCTGTTTATTGTTTTATCGGATTCAGCGACATACTGCCTGTCGCTGTTATTGTAGAATTTGTAATGCCGTTCACCTTGTGTATAGGTTGCTCTCGCAATGTCCGAATAGATTTTATCCACAATATTGTCGATTTTCTCGGTGGTGAACCTATCGTACAGATTAAGCGTAACAAGATATTTCTTGTACGGCTCATCGGTGTAAAGCTGTTTCAGTTCGTAAACAAGCCTCGGGAAGCCGTCACCAACCATAAAAAATGAGGGGACATACTGCGACAAAACCGCATTTAATAAATTTTTAATGCTATTCACCGCTGTATTCCCCCTCACTGATTTTTCGTTCTGCCTCTTCTGTGCCTACGGCACTGAGGTACTGTTGTTCAATTTTTATGATGTCTTTGATGTTACTTTCGGCGGCATCACTTAACGCTCCGATTTTTGGAGCCTTGCTTGTACCGATTTCTTGATACAAACCATAGAATCCGCCCGGCTTAAAACCAACCTGCAGGTCAGGAACTTCTTGCTTTGAGCGTACCCAATATTGCGTATTCTTTGCTAATCGCCCCGTCCTGCGTTTTATTTTTTGTCGCGACCGTTTACATACCAACTTGCCAACATCGCGCAGAGCGGCTCGTTCAAGCTCTTTGAGCGTATATTGAATACGGTCAACATTGCTGATTATCTCAACGCCGTTTTTTGTGACTTTAACTGCTTTAGGCAAAGACATTATTCTCACCTACCACATCCGTTAAATACAGCTCCGTACGCTCTGTGCCTTTAATCTCATACGCACGATAAATCTTGAACCTCTTATTTTCGAGATAACAAAATTCTTCGTTGTGGTACTCAAACGAGTTGACTTCAAGCATACATTCGGGTTTCAACCCGTTCGCCTGTGCCTGAAAAAATTCAGATTGTCGAACATATTTGCGTTGTGCATAAATCGTTCGGAGCTTTTCCTGATACACAATTTCGCCGATGTCATTGGTTGTTTGCCCTGACTTTTCAACAAGTTTAACAAGAGTGTCTGCATTCATTTTGTTTGTGCTCCTCTCGCCGCCATCGCATCGCGCAATTCTTCGTAATGTCGTGCCCATTCGCTGTCAGCTGTCACTGAAAAATAAGCACGACAATAGAATTTGATTGCCTGCATAACAAGTGCAGTTGAGTTTTTGTTGTTGACATCAACTCCTGCACCTGTCATATCGCTTTTGGCAGAATCAATGAGGGCAGATATTTCATCGTCAAACAGCACCGTATTGATACGGAGCGAAACCTTTACGGCTTCAATTTCATTGGATACTGCCATAATTCAAACCTCTTTTAAGCGCTTTTCTTAACGAGCTTGACGAGGCTGTGAGTATCCACAACCTTACCGTCTGCAAGCATTACAGCCTTAATAACGGTGTTGTCGGTATCGTCCTCTTCGTACTTCTTAACGCTGAGGCCCATAACCTCGTTAAAGATGTAATCGTTGAGATTAAACATCATTGCAAAGGTTGTGTCAGCTGAAACCGTGTCAGCGTACGAATCCATATACCCGTCTGTCGGAATAACTGCACGACCGAAAAGGGTAAGTGACGGCTTACCGTTGAGACCCTCAGACATACGAGCAACAGGCTGACCGTTGCTGTCTGTAATGCCCATAAATGCAAAGAATGATTTCTTTGTCATAAGCCATACAGCATCATCATATGCGGCAGGAAGAGCCGCCTCAGCATTACAAAGTGTTGAATAGGCAAGTTTACCCGTCTTTGCAATTTCAATAGTCTGACCCTCAGGCGGTGTGCAAGTAAGAATGCCTGTCGGAGAGCCTGTGCCTGTACCCTTGATGATTGCAAATTCAACAGCTTTTACGATCGCAGTCTTAATCTGGTCAACGAACTGTGATTCAAAGGTATCAAGTGCAGTCTTTGTCATAAAGAGAGAAAATGCAACCTTACATTCAAGCTTATAGCCTGCAAACACAACCTTGTCAGTTGTAACTTTCTGCTGGTCAGAACCCTTTTCTTCGTCAACCCAGCTCGCTGTCGGTCTGATGTTCTGTGTAGGAACAAGGAGTGCAGTCGGATAAGCTGTCTTAAATACTCTTGCGTAAATCTCGCCGACTTTTTCAAGTTCAACAATCAAACGCTGATACATTGTAGTCGGCACGATAGCCGCCGCAGTGCTCGATGTGGTCTGTGATGCCGCATTCATAAACTTCTGTGGCACGGGTACACCGTTCTGAATATAGTTAGCAAAAGCTTTTCTGTATTCAAGTGTTGCGTACATATCTGTTACCTGTTCGCCCTCATCTGTAAGGTCGATGTTTGTCTTGTGATTTTCAAATGGTGCAGGCGGCATTTTGATTCCCTCCTCTGCATTTTTGTTTGCCTTATTCACGGCAGAATTTTCAAACTCACTGTCAAGTTTATCAATCTGCTGTGTTACTTCTCTCGCCTCAGCGAGTTTGTTCTCTGCGATAAGCCGTTTAGCCTTATCATAGAGTGCATTTCTTTTGTCAAGATATTCCTGTCTGTTCATTCTGATTCAACATCCTTTCGTTTGAGTAATTCAAGCTTTGCTGTAAGCTGTGTTTTTTCACTTCTCATCTGTTTGATAATTGTGTCAGGGATAAGACCGTTAAGGCTTGCCGCAAGTTTAACCTCTTTTGGCTTTTCAGCATATTCTGCGACCTTGTCAATAAAACCTTTTTCAACTGCTTCATCAGCAGTAAGCCAAGTTTCGTTATCCATAAGTCCGATAAGTTCATCTTCGGTCATACCTGTTTTAAGTCTGTATGCTGTTGCAACGGCTTTACTTGCTTTGAGCAACACACCCGATTCGTGAGCCATATCGTTGTAGTCCCCTGCGGCATAGCTTGAAACATTATGAATCATAAGCATACCTGTTGGCACAATTTCAGATGTGCACGCACAAGCGATGTATGAAGCGGCCGAGGCGGCAAAAATGACCTTGATTGTAGCCTTGCTTTCGGCGAGCATATCGTAAATTTCTGAGGCGGCAAAGATGTCACCACCTGACGAATTGATAACAACCTGCACAATCTCATCGTCTGCCACTTCGTCAAGCTGTGACCGAATGTCGGCAGGACAACAAGAGGCTACGCCAAACCAGTCGTAAATCCACTTATCATCATTCGTAATGATAGGACCCTTAATATCAATTGTTTTCGGCATCGTTTTCACCTCCTTCGTCAACTGCAACTGTATCTAATCTTCTGAGCGGAGTATCACCGCCCGGAACAGGAGCAAGACCAAGTGATTCTCGCCATTCATTCGGAAGCATTGCACCACGGTCAACCATTCCAGCAAAATTTAGCTTAGTTTTAAGACTTGCAGATTGTAGATTGAACGAACCTACTGCGATGTAATTTCCACGACTACGCTGACGGCGAGTGAAAAGTTTCCGTGTCAGCTCGTTTTTAAGCTGAATAATTTTAGGTGAAATCACCGCCTCAAAGTAAGCATTTTCTTCATCTTCGTTCGCTGTTGATGTGATAATTTTTACATTGGTGTTGAACAACTCTAAAATTCTGTTTTTTGTTCTATCCATTTGCAAAGCATTTGGAACATAGTCGTTCGGGGTTATCTGATTTGCGTCAACCTTTGCGTCAACTGCCGCAACACCCACGGAGCTGTTACTGATGTTAAGGTAGTTATCAGCAAACGTTTTTGCGTTCTTCTTCAAATCCTCGGGACGCAATGACGAAGTATATTTTAACAACCATTTAATGACGCTCGAATTTCGGATGGCGCTTATGATACCGCTGTCGGTTGTTTCAACGATTTCAAGCAAAGGAGCAAGAGCCTTAAATTTACCGCTTCCAAATATATCGTTCTCTGCGAAGTCATCACGCAAATGTATGACATCTTCCGAGGCAAAGCGGTAGGTCTTGCCGTTCGCAAGAATAAATTCATAAACAAGATTGCCGTTGGCGTCGTACAAATCCGTAGCCGATTTAGCCGGAATGAAGTACAATTCTGTCGGCAAGCCGTTTAAATCTCTGATGATAAGCCAAAACGCATTACCTGATAGCGATAACTGTGTACTTGTCCTATACAAAAGCATATCCATTGTTGTGTACGGGTTTGGCTCTTCAAGCAAAAATTTGAGGTAAGGCTCTGGATTGATTAGCAAGTCTTTTCTGCCGTCAACGATTGTTTCTCTTATGTGTTTAATGGATAACTTCGAGAATCTGAGAGCCTGTGCATTAACGCAAGCTCGGACTGTGTCAGAATCATATGCCCTGTTGCCCCATAAGAAAAAATTTGAATTATTCTGTGTGACAAGTTCAACCCTTGAAAAATTCTTTGTCTTTCTGACATTACGAACAAAATTTAAAAAGTTCTTAAATTTTCCCATTTTCTCACCTCCTAAATTAAACAATGCTCAGGTATTCATCTTCGTACTCAAAATATATCGTGTAAGCGTCAAGTAATGCCGCAGTACCGTCAATTCGTCTTGTTGACTTCGAGGTTTTAATTGGCTGTATATTACCGTTTCTGTCTTCATCAATTGCAGTATTTGCGAGACACCATTTATCAATTGGATTGTTATTGTAGATTATTCTTTTTTTCACAAGGTCGGCTTTGAGGGCTTTCATCGGGGCAGACAGTGTTTTCTTGCCCTGATGTACCGCTTCCATAACGGTAGGACCGAAAGCGTCAATCATCTGATTAACCCACATTTGAGCCGACCAAGCGTCATAGCCCTCCTTCCACAAGTAAATATCGTATTCGTCTTGCAGTTCTTGATACCATGCCGTAACAACACTTGCGTCGATTTTGTTTCCGGGGCAGGTACGCATAAAGCCCTGTTCTATCCACTTATCATATGGAATTTTGTCCTCGGTTACTTTTTTCGCTACGAGGTCGGCAGGTATCCAGTACATAGACATCACATAAATGTTTTCGTTGTCAGGTATTCGAAACAACATCTTTGCCGCTGTCAGGTCGGTTGTGCTTGACAGATCTGCACCGCCTATGCCGTAGGTCGGATGAAGCTCCTTCACATCAAATTTTGTTTCGTTGTTAAGCTCCTCGAAATTGAGCCACGATTCAGTTGATGTTTCGGCTATGTTAAACTCCTTACATACAAGATTTCGTACAAGCGACGGATTCGCCTGCGCTTTCTTAACTTTGCTTGCAAGAGCGTTTCGGTTTTTAATCGTGCCGAGCCCGGGGTTTGCTTTCTCCCAGCAATCGGGCTTTTCCCATTCTTCACGCTTGTCAAGTTCGTATATGATGTAAAGGCTGTGTTCATCCTTGTAGCCCACATCATCAAACAAGCCATTCGTAGTGCGAACGGCGTCGTCATAAATCTCATCGTAGATATCTTCCCTTATCTTGCCTGCGGTTGTTGTGACAAGGATAAGAGGCTGGTCTCGACCGATTGTACCGTCTGCCATAATGTCGTATAGTTGTCTGCCGTTTTTCCATTGGTGCAACTCATCCATTAAACAACAATGTACATTTAGACCGTCAAGCGTGTCCGAATCAGAGGCAAGCGGCTTAAATACTCCGCAATTGTAATCTTCTGAACTCAATTCATTCAACAGCGGTTTAATTCGCTTTAATAAAGTTTCACTCTTGCGAACCATTCGTTTCGCCTCCTGCCAAATAATCTTGGCTTGGTCACGCTTTGTGGCGACCGCATACACTTCGGGACCGGGTTCACCGTCACCGATAAGCATATATAAGCCTATCGCAGAGGCAAGCAAAGACTTGCCGTTCTTTTTTCCGATAATCAGCACAGAAAGATTGTATTGACGAACACCGTCATCATCTACAAAGCCAAAAGTCGCCGCAAGCCACGCTTTTTCCCACAGTTCAAGCCTTACGAGCTGGCCGCCCATTTTGCCTTTACTGTGGCGGCAGTAATTTTCGACAAATTCAATGATGTGATTTCCTCGTTTTGCTTCGTAGTGATAGCCGTCTGTCGGATTAATCACCTTGTCACTTAAATGCCTGTACCATTTGCGTATCTTGTCGCAAACAACAACTTTGCCATTTTGTATCTGTTCGTAATATTCAAGTATGGGGTTGTAACTTAGTGGATAGCGTTTCAAGCCTTGTCACGCCCCTCGACGAAATCGTCAAAGCCGTCTGTTGTCGCAATCTTTGCCTCGGTCACTTTCGGAAGCATATCGTTGAGCTGTTTAATGTACTTGAGATAGTTGCCGAGCATTGTATTATACAAATCTGCCTCAGGTCTTTTGCGTGAGTACGGCTCTTGCGTTTCCGACTGCGAAAACAGTTCAGTCAAGCCATAAATTGCAATGTCCTGTTGCAGTTCTTTCAGCCTGATTCGAGTAAACGCCGCATTTTCGATCAAACCAACGGCGAGGTCTTTTCTTTTAACTTCTATATCCTTGTAGATTTCCGTTAATCGTTTTATTTCTCTCTTAATCGCTCTTTGTTCTTTCTGTTCGTCAGTCAAATCAATCACCGTCCTTTCACACGATTTTGAGGGGGAGGGGGGGCTATATGTAAGGCGCGCAAAAAATCTAACTGCCCCCCTCGGTCCTACGGTCACCGGTTTCCGATTTTTCAACGGGGGGGATAATCGGTCGGAGCATTCCGCTATCGTCGAAAAAATATTTTTTCGGTTCGCAACCTATCCCGTGTCCCGGTAAGTTATCGTGACATTTCTTGCATACATACATGAGATTTTCATGATTGAGAGTAACATCAGGATTGTTTACATTACTCTCATCAATCATAATTTTATGGTGCACGATATAGCCGTGTCGCTCTTTGCACAGCTGACACAAACCGCCGTCAACAAGTATTCGTTTAGCGATAAAACTCTGTCGGCAATCTTGCCATTTTTTAGATTTATAAAATCCTATAGCAAACGCTTTAGCCATACCATACACCGCCAAATAAAAATGGACTTACAGCACAGATAATCCTTCTGCATCATAAGTCCATTGTATAATTTTTTGCTGTTATTTTTAGGTACAATTTTATTATTGTAAGCTATTGTTTGTCTGCTTTAACCAGCCCTAATAAATAATCAGATGTTACGCCTAAAGCAATAGCTAATTTGCGAATAGTCATTGCAGTCGGCGACATCTCAGCAGTCAAATATTTGCATATCTGACTACGTTGTATTCCCGACATTCTCGACAGTTTTGTTGCACCTATGTTTCTTGATGTCATAGCCTTTTCAAGCTGTCTTGAAAATGTTAAATCTGTTCTGTGTGACTTATCCATTTTCAGCCTCACTTCAACAATTCATCTGTTGTGATGTTAAATAAATCCGCTACAGCTATTATGGTTTCGATATTAGGCTCAAATTTTCCCTGCTCATAGTAAGATATACTTGTTCTGCTCAAATAGAGCTTTTCACCCAGTTCATCCTGCGTGAATCCATTTTCAAGCCTTAATGCTTTTAGCTTTTGGGGAAATGCCATTACTCTTCACCGTCCATTTCGTCAGACCAATCTAACCTCTGCCCACAATGATAGCAGTAATTCATTATGTTGCCTGTGAATTTTCTTCCGCAGTTAGGACACTCATATGTCTGCACATAGCGGATTACCTGTTTATCAGATTTAACAGGCTTTTTTGGCTGATTCAACGCTATGATCTTCTCAAAATCGTTGTAGTCTTTTTCAGTTTCGCATCTGATTTCAACAACTTTAAATGGCTGTTTGACAGGTTCAAATTCCATTGTTTCTTTATTAAGTGTAAATTCCATCATTTTCTTCGTCTCCTTCAAAATTAACAACTTTTCCATTGTCGGTATAGTCCCGCTTCTCAAATTCAAGTTTCAGCTTGTCGATGACAACCCTGTCGATATGCTCCCAAAACACTTCGTCCGTGTCGGAGTGTTCAATTATTTCGGTCATAGACTTTAGTGCCTTTGCACATCTGTCACGACCAAATCCGAAATCCTTATGCAAAGCATACAGCATTGTTTTAAATACTCTGCGTGTGATGTCCTTGTTTTCTTTTTCTCGGATCTGCTCGTATGCGTTTTTGGCAATCCGTTCAGCTTCCTGTTTGAGCTGTTTCGGGATTTTAGGCGGTATTCTCGCTTTCATCGTTTGCTCTCCTTTCGTCAATCTTATCAAGTGCAGTTACAATCAACGAGCTTTTGGCTTTGGTGTCCATAAGCTCTACCTGATAGTAAAACCGACCCGTTGTATTCCGTCTGATGATACAGCCTTTCAGAATGTATTCTGCACCGTTGTACAGCACGGTTCTTTCAAGGTTGCGTTTAACTTCCGAGATATTCACAGCATTTCCACCTTGATGTAAATACCCGAAACCTCTGCCCAAAACTTTTCACATATCTCACTTGCAACAAGTGCGTCATCAGACCAAAATCCGAGAGCGGTCATACAGTCTTTTAGCATTTTTTGCAAATTGTCTGTGTCGGGTTTTGTTATACGATATTCGCCGTCCTGATGTTTACCACGAGGAAAGCACCACTTTGTTATCAGTCTGACACCCGACTTGTACGGGTCTGACGGTTTAAACTTTGCTAAATGTGACATGAGCTTTTCTCTTGCCTGTTTCACCTCGGGCGGATTGTAAAAAACAGGTTTGCCGTTTTTTACCATAACTTTATGTTCCTGTGCCGTTACGGTCGGCGGTATCATCGGCATAAAAAATTCAGTCTTCATTTTCTTCAAAATAATCAACTCCATACCACAACTTTAATTTCGGGTCGTAAACTATGTATCCGTTAGCTACTAACTTATCTAACACATAGTCAATCAACGCCGGTCGTTTAGAAATCCAGTCCATTACCTGATCGTTTTTGTAACTGTAACTTTTATTTGGAAGTTTTCGCCTCAAAGGTGGCATTCCCTTAGCGATTTTCAATCTTTTATCTTTTGAAGTCGATTTGCATTTTGCCATTTTTTGCCATTCCTTTCTTAACTTTAAAATTTTGCTTTTAGTCACAGGTCAGGGGAAGGAGTTGTTGTGCGTAAGCTTCGCACAACTACTTCACCCCTGTGACCTTAGGGAACGGAAATACTCCTATATATATAGAATATATATATAGGTTTTTTCTTTCCCTCGGAAAATCTCGAGAAAAAAGTCATTTTCCGTCATTTTCGGAAAGAGAATTTCTCGGGAAATTTTCCCTATTTTCCTTCACGGAAAGGGAAATTCTCGATAAAATTTTCTTTCCAAATTTGACAAAAAAGGAAAATTTATTCGACTTTTTCCTTTTCCCTCAATCCTGTTTTACCGCCGTCAATCCAAAATCCGCCGTGTTCTTTTAGTCGATTTCGGACTGTTTTTTCGGTAACTCCAAGATATGTAGCAATGTCATTTATATCTGCCTGACCGTTATTCTCTTCTGCCGTAAAGGCTGTCATAAGAGATTCTGAGCGTTCTTTTTTGCGTTCCGATTTAGTATTTTTCTTACTGAAATTCTTCTTGTAAGGCGGGTTAAAATCGCCCTCAAAATTACAGTCTTTCAACACACCTGTTGTATCTAATTTGTGTATCGGATAATCAAACCAAAGGTTAAGTGCATCAAATGCCGGAAACTCTCGCAGAGTACCCTCTATTCTCCACGCTGACATCCCTTTTACGGTTTTTTCGGCACGGGCAACATCTGACATCATCAGCTTAAAAGACTGTTCAGGAAGCGTTTTGCGTGCGATGTCAATCATATTATTTGCCATTACCAAATCATCCTGCGAACACACTTCACTGATTTTGTTGAAGCGACCTATCCAGTCTTTGCAGATTTTACAGGTTCTTTCATCCTTTTGCTGTTTCATCAGATTGTCGCTGATTTCAAGCCTTGTAAGGTCAAGGAGTGCATCGGGGTCACGAGCGAAAACACCCGAGCCCGAAACTCTGTCCATTGACTTTTTACCGCCCTGAGCACCTTTTGAATGGTGGTGACAGTAGATTACTGCACATCCGATTTCTGTACATACCTTGTCAAACTGGTTGCAAAAATGTGCCATTTGGTCAGCACTGTTTTCATCGCCTGTAATAACCTTGTATATCGGGTCAATCACTACGGCTATAAAGTTGCCTTTCAATGCCCTGCGAATGAGCATGGGGGCTAACTTGTCCATAGGCACAGACTTGCCACGCAAGTTCCAAATATCAATTCTGTTTAAGTTTTTTGGTTCAAGCCCCAATGCCTCATAAACATCTTTAAAACGGTGAAAGCAGGACGCACGGTCAAGTTCGAGGTTCACATACAATACATTGCCCTGTGCGCACTTAAAGCCAAACCACTCTGTACCCTCTGCTATTGCTATGCACAATTCAATAAGTCCGAATGACTTACCTGCTTTCGAGGGTCCTCCGAGCAACATTTTATGTCCCTGTCGGAGAACACCCTCAATTAACGACGGTGCAAGTTCAGGCGGATTTTCAAAAAAATCTGCAAGGTTGTCAAGGTCGGGCAAGTCATCGTTGATACTTTCCACCCAGTCTTTCCACTCGGCAAAATCGGATTTACCGATGTTTGTGTCAATGATAAACTGCTTTTTGCCGTTGCGGATAACACCGGGCATACGGCTCAGCCTTGACGGATTGCGGTTCTGCTTGTCGATTTCAAATCCGTTTTTATGGCATACATTGTAGAGATAATCAACCCTTTTGCGGTATTCGTCATAGTTTGCGGCATCAATCTTAACGATAGCGTGGACTGATTTTCCGCCCGAATAAACAAGCACCGCAACAGGCAGCTCAAGCTCTCTGATGATTGCATTTTGTTCTTCAAGAGCCATACAATCAGATTCCACCAGAGCGTAACGATAATCGGTTACATTCTCGTTTTTAACACCCTTACCGTCCAATGGATTAAACCTTATCCACGCTCCTGCCTCGGGTTTGTAATCGCCGAATACATTTGAAATATCACCGTCACAATTGTTGAGGGCGGCGATAAGCTCACCTGCCGTACGGTCACAACTGCCCTTTGTAGGCAGATATTTAACCTTGCCGTTATCGTTCTTCTCCCAAGTTTCGGTTACATAGCCAACATTTTCGGAGCTGTCAAAGAGGGTTTCAAGGTAGGTTACAATTTCATTCACAGGATTCCAGTTTGCAGGCTCGTGAAACTTTACACCCTCACAGGCTGTTACTCCGATATCACCCTGCTCAAAAGCAATTTCGTCATTCCAGCCGAGTTCTTTCGATTCACGAAAAGTCATCCCCCTGTCTTTAGCCATTTGGATTATCGTGCCTGCTGTGACAGGTGAAGCAGAGCCGTTAAAGCTCTGCCATTTCTTTTCGCACTCACCGTTGTGATAGCGGTTGTCTGCTCTGCTCCAATCGTCCCAGTCCTTTACGCTGTATCCTTCTTGTTTGAGTGCCATTCCGACATTTACCCAGTCTTGGTAGTCAAGCTCTGACGGACTGATGTATTCAAGTGCATTAAGTAAGTCCAACCGTATTCACCTCGCTTTGCGGTACATATGTTTTCGGGTTAATGTTTTTCGGAGTTCTCCAACCGTTTGCGGCAATCCTTGAAATCAAGGCTGACGCTTCGTCAAACTGCCATTTGCCCACGTGCTGAAAACCTCTGCTTTCAAGCATACGGATTTGTTTAGGTGTGGTTAAGCCCTCAATTCTTCGCTTTTCGAGCCTGTCAAGAATAAGTTTTGCTTTGCCGGCACTCTGGATTTCATCGGGGAATATTCCGAGCTTTTCAAGTTTTGCTTTCTGTTTGTCTGTAGGCGGAGAACACTCCCAGCCGAATGCCGGAACATATCCTGCAAGGTCCTGCGCCTGAATTGACATTTCGTATTGCAACGGATCTACAAGTTTGCGTTTGCGTGTTCGCATTTCCGCAAGCTGATTTGCAAGCGCCTCTTCACGCTGAGCAACAACATCTTCACTTGCTTTTTCCTCCGCTTCTTCAATGTCAATCGGATAACCTGCCTGTTCTGATAAGTTTTCGGTCATCTTTCGTGCGACTTCTTCGTTGTCGCAAATAAGATGTGCAGGTCTGCAAAGTTCGTGCCTTTCGGTGTGCCACAAAAAGTCGAGTAGCAAAAGCTCCGTCTTGTTTGGAGCAAGTCTTGTACCTCTGCCGACCATTTGGCAGTAAAGCCCACGCACCTTTGTAGGTCTTAAAACGACAACGCAGTCAACGCTTGGGCAGTCCCAACCCTCGGTTAAAAGCATTGAGTTGCACAGCACATTGTATTTATCGTTTTCAAAGTTCTGCAATATCTCTGCTCTGTCCTCGCTGTTACCGTTTACCTCTGCCGCTTTAAAGCCTTTTTCGTTCAAAATATCTCTAAATTTCTGCGATGTTTTTACAAGTGGTAAAAACACAACAGTTTTACGGTTCTTACAGTATTTTTTCATTTCCTCGGCAATCTGATAAAGATACGGATCAAGTGCCGTGTCAATGTCGCTTGCTTTAAAATCTCCTGCCTGTGTGGCAACTCCCGAAAGGTCAAGTGTAAGCGGTATTGTCACAGCTTTAATTGGTGTCAAGTACCCCTCTTTGATAGCCTTAGGGAGTGTGTATTCATACGCAAGCGAATCAAATACCGCTCCTAAATTTTTCATATCTCCTCGGTCGGGTGTTGCGGTAACACCCAACACTTTTGCATTGTCAAAATGCTCAAGCACACGCTGATAACTGTCGCTGATTGAGTGATGTGCTTCATCAATAATGATTGTGTCGAAATAATCGCTGTCAAACTTTGACAGTCTTTTCTCACGCATAAGCGTCTGTACAGAGCCTACAACAACCCTGTTCCACGAACCTATGCAACTTTGCTCGGCTTTTTCGACTGACGAATTAAGCCCTGTTGCTTTTTGGATTTTGTCCGCCGCTTGGTCGAGTAATTCTCCACGGTGGGCAAGTATCAGCACCCTGTCACCTCGACGGACACATTCTTCGGTGATTTTTGCAAAAACTATTGTCTTGCCACAGCCTGTAGGCAAGACAAGTAATGTTTTTAAATTGCCGCTTTCCCACTCGCGGAAAACGGCATTCTTCGCTTCATTCTGATACGGTCGAAGTTGCATTAAAAGCTACCCGGTGTCCAGTTATTCGGCATCGCAGTATTTGGCGTTGCAGGCTGTGTGTTATACTGTGGCGGATATGTAGGCTGTACATACTGCTGAGGTGCAGACTGTGCTACGGTAGGCGATATCGTTGTCACCTGCTCATCGTAGGCATAAAAAAACTTGATGTCATTTGTTGCGCCCTCTGTGCCGTCATTCTTCACATATTTGCGGATGATAACCTGACATTTACCTTTCTTGCCGATAATGCCTGTCCAATCCATACGGAGCGGTTCGCCGTGTTTTTTCATTGACACGGACAAAAAGAGCTGTGACAGCTTCCATTCAAGCGAGGAGTGCAGTACGAAATTAACTGTAATTTCTCGCTTGTCATCTGCTCCCCACACATCAAAAGTCACTTTTGCCATATTGCATGGCGGCAGTTTACCTTTACCCTGTGAGCGAGCACGCTCAACCTTTGCTACTGTAAAATCATAATCACCCTCGGGGAGCGGTTCATAATTTCCGCCCTCTTCGGTTATTTCGTCGTTCCAACCAAATTCTCTATCCATTTATACATCTTCCTTTCTTATTAAAACGGTAAGTCACGGTTGCTCTGTATCACTTCGAATACTTTATTCCACGCTCCCACAAGGCAACCGTTAATAAATCGTGGGTCGTAGTTTGTAATCGGTGTATCGTAAGGGTAGTGCCCCTGTGTAAACACCGCCTGTCTGATTTCGCTTTCGTCAACTCCGTTAGCTCTCATAAGGTCGGCAAGAGCTTTTGGTATGCCCTCAGGAATATTGACAGACTTGTCATTCTGTGGCATAGGTGAAGGTGGTACAGGCTCGGGAGCTTTTTCAATCTGCGAAGTTTGTGGTACAGGCTTTGTCGCAGGCTCTGCCTTAGGTGGCTGAGGTATCGGATTCTGCGGAACAGGAGCGTTATTTGCAGGTGCGACATCATTAAAAATATGGGCAATGCCTGCGTAGCTAAAATCCATTTCTTCGGGCAGTCCGTGACGATTCTTTGCGTCCCAACACGGATGATGAAGCGTGTACATCACTCTTCCTCCACCCTGTGCCTTGTACTTTTTGCCGTCTTTGTCGGTTGCAACTGCTACTGTTTTATAGTTTGCGAAAAGCACCATATCTGCCCATTCTTTTACAAGCGGAGAAATCTGTGAAGCGGTCTTTTTGCCGAGTTTAAGCTCCCAGCGGTCATATTCACCGATTTCATCAGGCTGTGAAAACTTGCGGAGCTGTGCGTGTGCGGTAAGCACAACATTGATACCCTTGTCAATCAAATCTTCAAGGCTGTTCAAAAATCTGCCGAACTCCTCTTTTTCGTAAACATATCCGTTGCCGTAGCCGAAATCTTCAATACCTTTCTTTCCGTACTGAGCACATACATCATCAATGCAAAGCTGTTCCGCCCAGTCAATCGTATCAATAACAACCGTCTTGCATACAGTTGGGTTGTTCTTTACATATTCAAGCTGGCTTTTTAGCATGGTCCATGACGTTGGCTTATCCATTCTTGCAACATCAAGGTTTTTTGTACTGCCCTCTGTGTCAATAAACAGAGGATTCGGAAACTGCGAAGCAAAAGTTGATTTGCCGATACCCTCAGGACCGTAAATTACAACTTTTTGCGCTGACTTAATTTTACCTCTTGTGATGTTCATTTATCTCACCCCCTGTACATCCGAAAAATTGATTTTATTACCGTCAACATCAATGACAACATAGTCAATTGCGTAGTTGAGCAGTTCGTTTGTCAAATCCTGAATTGACTTGCCTGTCATACCTGCAATCAAAACAATTCTCGAATAGTTTTCAGGCATAATCTTAACCTTGGTATAACCGCAGGCAAGCTCTCTGTGCGGATTGCATTTGATCACACATTCATTTGTATTTGTTTTTGCTGTTGTTTTAGCTGTAGTTCTTGTAGCCATAATTAAAACTCTCCTTCTGTCCAAGTCGGTGTTGTAACAGGTGCGGTTGTTTCGGACTTAATATAACCGTCCTCGATGATGATTGAACATTCATCACCGTTTGAAACTCTTGTTGCAATAGCCTGCAATCCCTCTGATTCAAGCCATTTTGCAAAGTCTTTGAGTGTGTCGGTATCCATTTGTTCGAGCTTGTCAAGCAGGACAAATCCGCATTCAGGATTGAGCTTGCGAACAATTGCCGTAGCGACACGAAGCTGTTCCGAACCGCTCATGTTGTCCCACTTGAAACCGTTATATGTAAGCTCGCCTTTTTCAACCGATAAGCCGTCAAGAGGCAAATTTGCGTTGTTGAGCAAGTCATATTTTGTTTTGCGGATTTCTTCAAGCTGTGCCGTCATATCGGCGTATTTGCCGTAATATTCCTTTGCGTCCTCATCAGCTTTCGCCTTATCAAGGTTTGCTCTGACTTTGCGGTTGATTTCGTCAATCTCGGTAATGTTTCTTTCAAGCACTGCCGTGCTTTCATCGTGCAGTTCGGCAACGGTCTTTCTGCTCTGTTCAAGCTGTGCAAGCACTTTTGTAAGTTCGGAGTTGTATTTTCTCAAATCCTCGTTAAGCCTGTTGATTTCGCTCTGTAAATTGTTGGCACGGCTTTCAAGATTATCTTTTTCTGCTCTCAGACGGTTGTTTTCGCCGTTGCGTGCAAGGATTTCCTGCTGCTTGTTGATAAGTTCCGAGGCTGACACAGGTTCGTTCGGCACACCTTCGTATTCGGGCATTTCGGCAGCAAACTTTTTCTTTTGGTCTGCAATCTGACCGATAGCGCGGCGCTCGTTATACACCTGTGTTTCCTGTGTTTCAAGTTCATACACTTTGTTACCCACACCGATAATCTGCAAGAGAGTGTCAGCCTTTTCTTTGCCTGTTGCATTCATAAACTTTGGCAGGTCAAGAGCAAAGTTACTGACAAATGCGTCAAGCAAAGCCTGTCCGCCTTTGTTGCCTGCGATGTCAATGACTTTAAGACTGCTGTTCTTACCGCTACGCTCCACAACAATACCGTTTGAGAGCTTGATTTTAAGATGTGGCGGAATCGTTGAACCCTCACGGTACGGAGCAGACGGAGCGAAACGATTACCGCCGAGAGCCCACGCAATTGCGTCAAGAACAGATGTCTTGCCCTGTCCGTTTTTACCGCCCAACACGGTAAGTCCGTTTTCGGTCGGTTCATAAGCAACCGCCTTTACTCTTTTTACATTTTCGATTTCAAAAGCTGATATTTTTACTGACATATTAAAGTCCTCCTTGACAATTCGCTTAAAATTGTCTATCATTTAGTTAAAGTATTTTTCTTTGTCCGTTGAGGCTTTGCAGAGCTTCAGCGGATTTTTCTTTTTTTAACCCATAAGCGTATTCGCAAATTAGTGGGTTATATTTGCCCTTGTGATACGATTTAAAACACGCAGATCTTGAACTAATAGCATAAGTCCAATTAAGTTCCGAACAATCGCAATGCGGCAGATACCCACACATAGCCATTGCCTGTTTAAACTGGTTGTTCGTCAGATAAATGCCTGTCATACGCTCAAAGCAATGTTTAAGGGCATAACTACTTGTACGCTTATTTACAGTTTTTGTAGGGGTAATACACCACTCAATCCATATTTTAGTTATAACCTGGACAGCTTCGGGTTCATCAGTCAGCAGTTCATTATCAACAAAACCACTTGGGTGAACTGTATGAGTAATCCAACCTTTTTCATCGTCAAACACCAAAAATGGATCTTCTCTGTAGTTCATTTCTTCACCCCCACACATTCAAAACCGAAGGATTCGGATTCAGGCGTTTCAAGTGCTTTGAGCTTGCGTTTTAGCTCTCGGTTTTCGTGCTTGTAACCGCTTGACGCTGTTTTCTCGAGTGCAAGGTCTGTTCTTGCGTTTCTCAGTTCAATGCTGAGATGTCTGTTCTCTGCTCTGAGGTTTTCAATATCTTTGAGCAGTTTTCTGCGTGTCGGGTAGTTTTTTAAATGCCACATTTGTTATAGTGCTCCTTTTCAGTTAATGCTGTGTAGATTTCCCTTTCCATAAGCACGCAATCCTTGCTCTCGCAAAGAAGCAACGCAGATTTCGGTTTTAGAGTTTCGCCGTCTGTAAGTCGCACTGCGCAATCATCGTGATGCTTAATGTACCATTCGCCGTCTGCAATCAGCACAAAAATTTCGCCTATTCCTAAATCTTTGAAGGCTGTATATTCACGATTGTTTGCAATAATATCCATTTCTGTGTTCCTCCATATACTGTTCAATTTCGTTTTTCTTAAAGCGCCAGAGCTTTTCAATCTTAAAAGCAGGGATTTTGTTATCTTTTGCAAGTCTCGTAACATAGTCGGGATTCATAGCAAGCAACCGTGCCACATACGGCACATCAATTATCACCGGCACTTCATCCCAATTGATGATAGGTCTTTCTCTCGGCATATGTACACCTCCTATTTTACGTTGGTAATTTTGTCTGAAACGATTTCGACTGTGTCAATAAGTTTAAGTTTTGCCATTTTCTAATCTGCTTTTCGATATTTTATTGCTTTACACGACCTTAAATGTTATGATTAACTATGAAAGGAGGCATAAATATGAATGATATTTTATCGTGGTTGACTTTAATAATATCCGCAGTTTCAA